CGGCACCCATCCGTCGTTGAAGCGCGTAACCTCTCCTGCTTCATATGCCCGAAGATTCTCCGCATAAAAAGCGCGATTGCAGGCCCACTGCGGCGATATTGCGGCGATGGCCTTCTCTAGGATCTTGATCATAAGCGCCCCAGTTCGGCAAAATAGAGGTCGCCGCCTTCCGCCCGGGCAATCTGCGCCTTGAGCGATGTTTCACGCGCGTACAGCGTGGCCAGGTCGGCCTTTGTCAAGCGCCGATTCGCGATCTGGTACGACTGCGCGCCGCTCTCGATGGCCGCAATGGTCGACTGCACACGTTCCAGCTGCATCTCTAGTGTTTCCAACTGTCTCACCTCCTTTCGTCAAAGCCAGTCATCATTGACTCCCAGCCAGTCATCCTGCTCCGGCTCGTCTTCCTTCTTGCCCGGCGGCTCGGGATCCGTCAAGAAGCGCACGCCCATGATTTCCGCCGCCAGAACGTTGTTTGTCTCGCAGTCCAGCAAGTGGTTCGCTGCATGGCTGCTGATCTTGTCCCAGACAATGGACACGCGCCCCTTGCGGTCTTTCTTCTCCACGCGCTGTTCCGAGCAAATCTGATCCGCGTACTCGCGCTCGATGCCTTCGTACACGTTCCAGCTGCCACGGGCTCCCGGGTCGATGCTCATGCGTGACGCGATATAGTTCTTGAGCTGGTTGGTGTCCATCTCGTAAAGCCTCAAGCCAAACCCCGCCGCCTGCTTGTCCAGGACAGACACGGTATATCGTGATTTCAGGGCTCTACTTGCGCCTTTAGTTGGCACGATGACGCCCATGTGCTGGGCGCAGAAGCTGTAAACGTCGTCCGTGTTGTATCCGGAGTCCATACATGCCAAGTTGACGTTGTGGATTTCCCCGTTCACGTCGGCATAGTTGCGCTCTACGACGGTTTCCAAGTCTGCCCATGTCTCGGCGCGTCCCCAGTCCACCAGCCAGCTCGTCATGTGCGCGCCCCACGCCCGCACGGCATACCAGAAGTGATCAATCTGGACATCAATGCCGCAGGTGACGAGCTGGGCAGCGGCCGGCATGCGCCCGCGCTCATACGGTAGTGCCTTTTCCATCACAACGTCGGATTTCATGCGGCTTGACTTGTCTTCCCACGGCTCGGCGAGCCACGAATTGACGAAGTTCATGAGCAACGGCGGGTCATCCTTACTCGCCATGAACTTCGCGGCCACATCGCCGAACGTCAGCCAGGGCGAATAGATGGAGTTCAGGTGATACGCCACCTTGTGTGCGCGTCCCTTCTTCTTGCGCTCGCCACGCCACTCTCCCGCCCGCAGCATGGCCGGTTTCTGCCTGTCGTCGATGATCTCATGACAGTATTTGCATTCATAATGGGCCGCTGCCCGTGCTTCTGTCTCGTCCGCACCTGGAGGCCACTTGATTTGACCGAATTCCAGCGTCTGCATTGCACCGCAATGCGGGCACGGCACGAAAAAGCGGTACTGGACATCGGCGTTCAACCACCCCTGCCAGATATTCCCGGTCTTGAGCGTCGGCGTGGACACTTTCACGAGTTTGCGGTTGTAGAACGTCTTGGTTCGTTCTGCCGCGAGTTCCAGTGGGCCCGCTTCCGAGCCGGTCCACTTCGGGAATTTATCGATTTCATCGAAGAACACATATCGTGCAGGACGGCTTGAAAGGTCCGACGGGCTATTTGCCCCCACCAGAGCGATATACATGGTGTCGAATGTCAGTTCAAGGTCCTTGCTGCCGCGCTCGTCAAACTTTTCCCGCAGAGCAGGCGACAGCATGATAAGCGGCTGTAGGCGCTTTTCGGACGTAAATTTTGCCAGTTTCTCAGACGGGTAGACGACCAGCATAGGCCCCGGGTCCTGTGCGACGGCGTAGCCAATCATGTTCTGCTCCGCGCTTGTCTTGCCGAGCTGCGTTCCGGCGCAAAACGTGATGTCGTGGACGAAATCCTCGTTGAACGCGTCCATGACGGCTTTCAGATACGGCGTTCGGCTCGTCCGCCAGCGCCCCGGTGCGGCGCTGTCCAGCTCGGAAAGGATCCGGTATTTGTCCGCCCACTCGGACACCGTTAGTTTCTCCGGCGGCTTCAGCACGGCCAGTGCGTCCATGATCCACCACGGATAGCCCAGCTCATTTCGCTTTTTTCTTCGCCCTGGCACGGTAGTTCCTCCCCTCCGTCAGCTCCTGCAGTGCGTCATGCACCCGCTTGTCAACCTTGCTTTTGGCAATTTCCGCCGCTTCTGCGTCCAGCGTGGCCATGTCTGCCGCCACATCGTGGCTGATTGCCAGCAAGGACTTCTTCATGTTCGCGAAAAGGCGGGTCAGCTCGCTCCGCATGGCGGCGGCTGGGATGAACTCGTCTTTTGTGAGCCCCAGTTTTATCTTTTCCTGTGCCGCCTTGGCTTCTTTCAAGTCCGCTTCTGCCTTGAGCTTTCGCGTCTCGGGGCTTTCTGCGTGGCGGCCTGCATATCGCCACTCCATGACGGCTTTGATGTCCCATTTCCCTCTAGCTTCCTTCGGCGCGCCCTTCTTCTCCCATCGTGACAACGTTTCTCGCGAAATCCCGAAGAACAGGCAGGCGTCAGCCGTAGAGAAAATGAATTTTCTTTCTTCTGTTTCGCGCGCGCCCGCGCCCGACTTCCCAGGCATCCGGGCTCCCTCCCCTTATTTTGTCAGATTGTCAACCGATTTTTTCTCATTTCACGCAGAGAGCGCCCGCGACTCGCAGACCCGAGCAGCCGCCTGGCTCCAGAAGGACCCACACACCCCGGGGGTATCGTTGTGCTAGTCTGCCGCTCTCCGGTGTGCCCAAATTGGGCACAAGCTCAATCGACCATGTAGCCCATTGCTCTGCGGTTGACCCGGTATGCGTCTTCGTATGTTACGCCTTCGCGACGCGCAACAATCGCAAGCAATTCATCACGCTTGATGCTGCCATCGTGAGCGCCAATGTGGCACGACGTGCAGAGCTGGACAAGGTTCATCTCGATGTCTCCGCCGCCGCTGCCGACCGTGAACACATGATGTGGTTCGATGTTCGCATACGCTCCGCAGCGTTCACAGTAATCCTTGCGCATGGCCTTGATCATCTTGCGGTCTTGCACGCGCTTATGCTTGATGCACTCCACGGCCTCGCCTCCCGTTTTCAGGCACTAGAAAAGGCCGCCCGCGGAATGCGGACGGCCATGTTTCCATGTAGTCTTCTACGACTCCTATTGTATCGCAGTCTGACATGTCTGTCAACTGCTGCACAATCTCCTGTACAGTTCCTCTGTTGTCGGCTTCTGCATGTCCACCTTGCGCCTGCCTCGTCCATTGTGTGATCCTCCCCCCTTGGTGGGGCGGCCGCCCGCGGCGGGGCAAGATTCCCCGGCGCGATGGAACACGGGGAGCTCTTCCGTTGTCTCCATGAGTTCCTTCATGTTCTCCTGTTTCTTCTCTGTCCCATACCAGACTTCTGCTGTGCATTCCGGGCACTTGCAGTAGTCCCCGTCTACCGGAATCATCGGCACCCGGCAGCGCTGGCAGTACCAGACGCCGTGAATCTTCTGTGCCAAGGCTGCTGCCTTTGGCCGCTCTCGCTGATAGCTTGCCTCACCTGATGGCCATGCCTCAGCCCCGCACACCGGGCACTTGTCGAAGCCCTCCCTGTTCTCCATCATCGTCTGACACTCCTGGCAGAACCACGTCCTCGCCTTGTCCATCTGCATCGTCTCCCTTCTCGCCTTCTAGCGCGCTGTCTCCTGTCCCCGGCCTCTATCTTCCAGATGGCCAGCCACGCCGTCGGATCCCGATAGGTGTTCATTTCTTCCGCCCCTTCCGCTTTCTCTTACCACCTGTAGCGGCGCGGCGCTTCTGCCACATCCTCCGGGCTTTGATGTATTCCACGATCTTCACGCTTCCTTCTCCTCCAGTTCGGTATCCTCTCGACCTTGCTTTTCCTCTTCTGGTCAGCTGCGTAAATCAGTACGGCTGCCGCCAGCAACATCGCGATGCCCATCCTGCTGCATCCTCCTCTCGTAGTACGCTCTTACTTCTTCCTCGTAGCTGCACCGCCCGGCGGCGGCAAAGACGGACGCGATGATCATGCCGAAGCACGCGCCCGCCGCAAATGCCACAATCGTCACGGTTTTCTCCTTCCCCGACGCAAACGCCGCTTCTTCTTGCACGCCCGCTCTTTGCAAAGCCCAAGCGCCACCGCCCAATAACGTCGCCAGTATCTCGATGCCCTTCCAGTGCCGCTGTAGTCAGACTGAGGCTCGGCCAGTATCCACTGCATCTGCTTCAAGCTATCATAGCCCCGTCTGAATATCTCTTTTGTCATGTTCGCTATGACAGCCCGTATTTTATCCACAAACTGCATGGTGGCCTTTCTATACTGCTCATACTGTTCGTTCATCCCTTCGCCTTCTTCCTCATCCGGTCCAGCTCGACAGCCAGACGGTCACAGGCGCGCAGGACGGCAACTGTGTCCTTGGCGCTGCGCTTCTTTTCCCGGTACTCCTTTACGGCTGCCCGACGGCGGCGGCTGTTCTCCAGCACCGCCATGTTGATTTCCTGCTTCGTCATATTCGTCTTCAAGATCAGCATTTCTCCTGCTCCTATTCTGTCCAATCCATCACACCGGCTTTCGCCATCTCGTCAGCGTCATGAAAGCCATGCCTGTGCGCGTGTTCCTGCGAGATATATGTTGACCACTCACCGCACAACCTGCAGGTTCCCGCCCGCCAACGCGTGGCAACTTTCTGCTTCAAGAAAACTGGCGGCTTCATGTGATCCTGTCCCTCGTACACGGCGCACAGGGCCACGCTGATTTCCTTGCGTCCACGGTGCGCGCGGTGGAGATATTCTACACGATGGTCCATCTTCTCGCCCCCTCAGTCTTCGGCTTGAACCTCCCGGATGATCTGGTTCAGCCGGTTCATTGCGTACTGGCGAGCGGCTTCATCCTCTTCGCCCTTCATGGCCGCAAGTCTACGCCATGCCTCGTTCAAGCTGCCAACCAGCAGCAGCGTCCCTCTCCCTGTCGCGACCTGACTCTCTCCTGCTTCTTCCGTTGGCTCTTTCTTGGGCTTCGGCGGTTTCTGTGTCTCTTCGGCTCTGAGCTTCAGCAGGTCGGCCGCGAAAGCATCCCGGCTGATCATCTCCATGGCACCGTCCATAGCTGCTTCGCGCGAGATGTATTTCTGCTGCTTGTCGATATACTCAAATGCATGCGGCGGTGTATCAGGGAGGTAAACCCGCCCGCACACGCCAGCATAATACCGGCCACCATACTCGCCGATGATCAAGATGATTTCGCCGCGGTCCATCGGGATGCCCGGCACGCGGGAACGAGTCTCTACCGGCAACTGTTTTTCCTGTTGCAGGTCTACCAACTTGACCTTCGCGCCCTTTTCTGCGTGGAGGTCTTTCTGCTCTTCCTGCGGGCGGCTGGCAATCTTGTCGGCCACGCTGACGCCGATGTTCCCCGCTTTTAGTTCATCCTTGTATTCCTGAGTCAGGTTCTTCTCGATTTTCTCCAAGCGTCCGACAGCCGACACGCTCATACCGAGCGCCGCGGCGATATGTTCACGGCGGCGTCCCGGTATCTTCTGCCCTTCCTGCTGGCGTTTCTCGAAAATAGCGTTCATGCGCTTCACGGCCTGCATCTTTTCCCAGTCCGACACGACGCGGTTCGGGATGTTGGCTTCGATCAGCATCTGCTCTGCATCCACCTCGTCGCTTTCGCGGATGATGCAGTCGACTTTCTGGAATTCGGTCTTTCCTTCGGCAACCAGTCGCTCGTGTGCGAGCTTGCGGCGGTGCCCAGAAATCAGCTTGTATTTCCCGCCGCCCGCCGGGCGTACTGTCAACGGATCCAGAAGGCCGAACTGCTCAATGCTGTCTTTGAGGAGGGCGTTCTTGACTTCGATGTCGGTACTGCCCTCCACCTCGAAGTCGTTGTTTTCATCGTCCAGGATGTCCGCAAGGTCAATTTTCACGATCTCGCGCGGCTTCTCTGCCATGTAGTCCCCCATGGCGTTCATCATGGAAAAGCTCATGCCAATGCTCCTTCCTGCTCCGTGCCCAAGTTGGGCACAAGTTCCGCAACAAAAGCCCGGTAATCCTGTGCTGGGCGGCACTTCCTGGCGTACTCTACGACAGGTCTATGCTGGAATACCGATTCCTTGACCTTGATGCTCATGTGGATAACGTTGTGGAAAACGGGGAAATTGGTTTTTGTCCGGAGAAACTGCAGGCCCTCGCGGTCCATCTTCGTCCGGCTGTTGAACTTCGTGACCAGGACACCCGTCAGCCGGACATCATGGCCAGCTGCCCGCGCTTCCAGCACGCGGCTCTCTACTTCGCGCAGGCCGTCGATGCTGAATCCATCAATCTCCAGCGGCACGATGATGTCCGTCGCCGCCAGAAAAGCGTTGATGACGTTCGGCGTCATGTTTGGCGCGCAGTCGATGATGACAAAATCATAATCCTCCTGGATGTCTTCCATGGCCTCCTGCAAGATCGTAGCCGCCCGCGGGTCGCGCCTTGCCATCAGCTCCATATTGACCGTCGCAAGGTCCATATCCCCCATCACGACAGACAGGTTCTTGTAGCGCGTTGGGCGGATGGCGTCGCGGATGCACGCCCCACGGAACACGTCCGCCACGGTTGCAGTACCCGCCGTCTTTCTCTGCGCGTAGAACGCCGACGCATTGCCCTGGATGTCGTTGTCGATCAGCAGGACGCGTTTCCCGTGCTTGCTCAGTAAGTAAGCCATGTTGCAGGCCGTCGTAGTTTTCGCCACGCCGCCCTTCATGTTGACAATCGCGAATATTCTCATTCCTTTCCCTCCTCTTGCACGATGAAGCTGTTCTCTTTCCATGCGGTATCCTGCATCAACGACAAGACCTGTGTGCCATTGGCCACTACAGCATCGCCGACGCGCTGCAGGTAGATCTTCCCCAGCAGCATGGCCAGGTGTTCACCATTCACCAGCGCATACCCCGTTTCGCCAGCATACAGGACGCCAGCCATCTGGATTCCCTCGTGGCTCGTGATGGTAATACCCGTCGCCGCCAATGGTTCGCCGTGGTTTGCCGCCTGGCCGATATAAGACTCGTACCGCACTAGGACAGCATCCGGGTTTGCAATCTTCGGTGACTCTTCCCAACCCCCTTTCTTCTTGACGTAGTAGACGTTCCGGCGCTCGGTTTCCGTCTTGCACTGGATCTTCCACGCGTCTTTCTTCCTGAGCTGCAAGATGAATTCTTCCGTGACCAGGTAATGACACCCGTCACGATCGAGCAGCATGAAGATGCCGGCGTCTTTGATGGCGCGGACGGCTACCGCGCAGTTCACCGGCTCAAGTTCTTCGTCTTCCATGGGTTCCTCACTTTCTGCGCACAGGTCTTCACCTGGCAGCGCTTGCATTTCTCCGGGGTTTTCCCAATGCAGAATCTCTGCAGCAGCTTCCCGGCTTTCTTCTTGTTCATGGTCTTACCTCCGAAGTCTCACGTATACGGTGTATTGAACGGGGTAGCCAAACTGGTTCACGCCCTCATACGAAAGATTCTTGTCGATGTAGTAGCCCTTTCGTGGCGGCGGCTGGCGTCGCCATTCTTTGGCCTTTACCGTGCGGGCGCGAACTTTCTTGACATGCAGGTTGCGGGACGACGAATACCGTTTCTTGATGATGGGGTCATCGGACAGAAAGGTTTCTTCCCCGTTCTTGATGATGTAGGCCGCCAATTTGTGCCAATTCTGCGACTTATCCAGATGCTCGGTATGGACGTGTACCCACTCGCCGCGGTTGACGATGTTCTGCCAGTGCCGCGCGATGATCTCCGTGTCAATCTTCGTCATGACCATGTGCAGATGGATCGCTCCACGCCGCCCGCGCCCGACGGAAAAGATATACTTGAAGTCCTTGCCTGCTTTCTTGTACTCTCGGCGCATGCGCTTCAGAAACTCCTTGATGTCTTTCTTCACCGTCTCGCTGTCCGGTGTTGTCCTTGCCGGGTAGGTCAGCGTCGTCCACAAATCCCCTGGATGAAAATTCTTCGGATCCCGCAGCAGTCTCCACACTTTCCGTGTTGCTTCCTTGCTCTGCCAGCGGATCTGCTCCTCCGGCGTCGCCCTCTGAGCTTCTGCCCTCTTCCTCTGTTCCTTCGTCCCCAATCTCCCGTTGACGTACTTCTGCACTTCTACCACATCGCCCAGGTCAACTACTTTCTCCTGATAAGCCATCTCGTCCCCTCCCCGCTTTTCTTTTCGTTTCAAGGCTTGCCGCACCATGCGTGGTTCTCCAAACAATATGTTTAACAAGCCCTGCAATCCCCAGCGCGTGGGGTGTTTTCTGGCTCGCAATGTGGTATAATGAACGCATACAATGAATCCACATTGCTGTGCTTTTAGCCAGCATGCGCCCGGTTGCTGCCGGGCGCTTTTCTTTTCCCTTCTATCGAACTTTTGTTTGCTTTCATGGTGCCACGTTCCGTTCTTGCTCGGAGTCCAGGATAGCCTCGGCAATCATCGACGCCAGCGCGTCAAGGAACCGCTCGGCCCTCTCTGGGTCCCGTGCATCCTCTTCGATGACGCGGCGCCCTTCCACCTGTGCGTCCATCATGCTGCGCCTTCTTTCTTTGGTGCAGGGGCGCGGTCTGGCTTGGCCAGATTGTAGCCCGCCATCACGCCCTGCATGTAGACGCTGATTCTCTCCCGGTCACTCACGTCGCCCTGACGGATGACTTCCAACACTTCACGTGCCTGCTTTTCTTTCTCAGTCATGATTTGCTCCTTTCTCTATAGTAGGAAATTCTGCTGGCCTCCCGCATGTCCACGCCTCGCGCTCGGGCTGTATCATGGAGCGCATGGCCATGTGTACCTTGTGGAAATTCTCCTCGGCGGCCGCCTTGCTGACCTTGAACGCGATCTGATTGTCAAACATCCTGCCGCGCTCCGGCGTGATGATCTGGATGAAGAAGCTCGTCTGCTTCTCGATGATGATGTCGACCTGTATCAGCTGCAGGGTATAGGCGTTCAGCCGGTCTTTCTTGTTGCGGTAGAAATTCACCGCCCGCAGGATCTTGCTCACCCCGTGAACGCCTCCGCCAGCAGGTGCGCGATGTACAGCCCCATGAGCGTCAGGCCGATGGCCTCCTTTGCCTGTTCCATGTCCGCCCCTCCTTTCATCGATTCTGATCCAGGTAGAACTGGATCTTGTCCAGCGCGTCATCTATGCTCATATCACTGCGATAGGCTATAACGCTGATAATGTTGGCCAGCAATCCGAAGAGGACTCCGGTCTTACCTTCTGCCACGAGAGCCACGCCATCCAGGTGGATGTGGCCCTTGTCGTTATCCCCGTCTGTCAGCGCGATGATGCTGCCGTGTACGATCTTGCTTTCCTGTGCGGCAACCTGCATGCACTTGGCCAGCACCTGACGCCGTTCTGGCGGTGTCAGCTTGTCTTTCTCCAAGTCCTCCATCAATTTCTCGACTCCGGTCTTACTCATTTCCCTACCTCCTTATTCTCTCCGGCCTGCTCTGCCGGTATGCTCTCAGTAATGTGCCGAACCGGTCAAAACGGAAATCATACATTGCGTCGCAGTAGTCCAGCCACTGGCATAGTGCCAGTTCACTTTTCTGCCCCTTCCATTTCTTGTACTTACGCCAAGCGCGCATGATCTCACCTCCCTTCGGGGTACACTCTATATGGAATGCGCTATCATAGCAGGAGTTACTCTTACATGCGTCGAATCCTCTTTGCAAAGGAGTTGATTTTATGAATTCAATAGGCTTTTTCTCGCCTGGCAACCCTCTGCATGAAGAAGCCGGCCAGGTCAACCGTCAAAAGTCTGCATTGAAGCTGAATGTTCAATCCGTAGACAACGCCAGCAAAACAGGCAGAATTAACGATTACGCTGTATCGCTCGAAGAATGTTCTTGCCGTGACTTTTCCTTACATCACAAGCCGTGCAAGCATATGTATCGTCTGGCTTATGAACTTGGTCTGTTCTCTCTGCCGGGTCAAGCAGTCAATGACGCCTCTGTCAAAAATTCCAATGACAAGAAGAAGAGCAAGGCGCACATGATTGAACTAGCTTCCCGGCTGAACGATGAAGAGAAGCAGGTTCTGTATTCCGTGATGTACGAATACCTGTATCACGACAAGCGCCCTACTGCCCTCCTAAAGTCAGATGTTGTCCTGCGTCTTTTGGATGATGCCCTCATTGCAAAGACCGTCATCCACCTCGACGCATTGGCAAGCGCATCCCGGATGGACGTCTTGAAGGATTTTGTGCGCAATCATAACTGTGACATAAAACTGAAAAAGAAGTCCGACATCCTCGCTGCTCTTTCCAGCGGCTACGCCGACCTTTTCCAAGAGTACATCTCGCAGTTCGTCTTTGTTGTTCCTTCTGACGGTACAATGCTTGCGCCTCGCAAGATTTACCAGATTGTGCAGCCTCCACAGGAAGACCTTTCTTATCTCTGGAAGTAACCGTTTCGGCCGCCCACACGGGTGGCCTTTTCTCTCACCTCCTTTCCGCCACACTCTAGTAGAGTGTGCTATACTGGCCTGTTAAGGCCAGTATATGGGAAATTTCACTAATTCCTACATTTCCCTATTCAGTAGAATTTCTACCCTTATAATATACTACTAAATAGAATAAGTCAACACTTTATGCTTGCTTTTTTCTACTCAATAGAATATTATATATTTTAGACAGAGGAGGTGATACGATGAGTGATTCTATCAACGAGCGTGTCCGCGCACTGCGAAAGTCCCTGAAGCTCAATCAGACTGAGTTTGGTCAGCGCATCGGCCTGAAAAGTGGCGCTGTCAGCAAGATGGAGCAGGAAGGTGGCACCGTCATCGACCAGAATATCCGGCTGATCTGCCAGACGTTCCACGTGTCTGAGAAGTGGCTGCGCACGGGTGCGGGGCCGATGGAGAGCGATGATGTCAGCACGATGCTCGCGCGCCTGCAGGAGGAGATGGACTTGACGGACCTCGAAATGCGCCTGCTGCAGACTTACTTCAGCTTCCCGGCCGAAGAACGGCAGACGTTTCTCGCGATGGCGCAGAAGTTTGCCGCCCGCCTGGCTGCCGAGAAAAGCCCAGAGGAGCGCGACCGTCATCGTGAACAGGCAACGCTCGACGCCGTGCGGCAGGAGTTCCGTGATAAAAGGGGTTCCCCAACGTCTACCCCTTCCACTATTACTACTACCGCAAAATAAAAAAGCGCCGCCCGTAGGCGACGCCCCGCCGCTACTGGCGGCAACAATAAAATAAGCCCCATCCTGTCCGATGGAGCTTTGCTGAAAGCCTTGCGGCCCTCCCTGTGAAGAAATCCATTTACATGATACAACATGCGGGGAGGGCTTGCAAGCCATATAGGAGGTTATTCTATGATTGCTGCACTCTACGCCCGCTACTCGTCCGACAGCCAGCGGGCCGAAAGCATCGTGGCGCAGATCCGCGCGGGCCGCGAATACTGCCGCCGCAAAGGCTACCACATCATCAAGGAGTACGCCGACGAAGCGTATACCGGTACGAACGACAACCGCCCGGCCTATCGGGAGATGCTGCGCGACGCCGCGGCGGGGCTCTTTGAAGTCGTGATCTTCCATAAGGTAGACCGTAACGGCCGCAATGAATTCGACTACTACAAGAACAAGCAGGAGCTTGCCCGGCACAACGTCCGCGTCGAATACTCGGGGCAGGCCTTCGACAGCACGAGCCCCGAAGGTGCATTGATGGAAAACCAACTCGTCGGCCTCGCCGCGTACTACTCGCGCAACCTCTCGCGTGAGGTCAAGAAGGGCTTGAAGGAGAACGTGCTGGCGGGCAAAATCACTGGCGGCCGCCCGCTCTTCGGGTACAGCGTGGACAAGAACAAGAAGTACGTCATCAATGAGGAGGAGGCCGTGGCCGTCCGCTACATCTTCGAGCGCTACGCCGCCGGGGCGTCCTACATCGACATCCTGCGGGAGGTCAACGCCCGCGGCTACCGCACGCGGCGCGGGGCTGAGTTCGGCAAGGCCACGCTCCATGACATGCTTAACAACCGGCGCTACATCGGCACCTGCATCCTCGGCAAGAATCAGCCGCATCTTGACGGCAGGCGCAACAGCCACCGCCCGGACCATGACGGCATGATCATCGTGCCGAACGGCTGCCCGGCCATCATCAGCCCCGAACTCTTCCAGGCTGTGCATGAGCGCATGCAGGAAAACCGGCGGCGTGGCGGCAGGCGCACGGCGAAATATCCGTACCTGCTCTCCGGCCTCGTCTACTGCGGCGAATGCGGTGCCAGCATGTCCGGCACGCGCACCCGCACACGCAAGAAAGAGATTCGTGAATACTACCGCTGCTGTCAGAAGTCAAATCATGGCGACGCGAAATGTCCGAACCGCTACATCTACGCGCCCGCCCTCGAAAACTTCATCATCGAGCGCCTTGCCGCAGTCATCGACAATGAAAACCTGCTCTTCCGGCTCGCCCAGAAAGTCCAGGAGAAGTATGACGCCCTTGTCGGTAACGCACGGGTGCAGATTGCCGCCCTGCAGGAGCAGGAGACGAAGGCCAGCAAGTCCCTTGAACGCCTCTATGAAGTCATCGCAGATGGCGACACCTTCGACGACTTCGACCGCGCACAGATGAAGCACCTCAAGCAGAAGATCCTCGACATCCGCGCCCAGCGTGAAAAGCTCGAACAGCAGCCCGGCAAAACCATCTCCTCCGCTGAGATCGTCCGCTACATCCGCGACCGCTTCCTTCCCGCCATCCGCCAGCGCACCGCCTCCGGCATCACCGAACTCCTGCAGTATTTCGTCCACACCGTCACGGTCTTCCGCGACAAAATCCGCGTGGAGTATTGGTTCGCGTCCTGCCGGTACTCATCCGAGCGCACCACTTGA